TTAGAACGACTCTCAGCTGAATTCAAATCAACCGATTGATTAGTCAAACGCTTATCTACAGCAGGGGTAGTATTACCCTTACGATTAGTCTTAAATTTCCACATTATATCTTACTCCATCCACTCATTTCACATTTATATTTTTCAGTACCGATTAACACCATATCACCCATACTTGTAGACCGACAAGCTTTATCAGGAAACATAGCAGTCACACCTTCGTTACTCCACCACGCCTCATTGATACTGTTTGTCTTCTTAAATGCAATTTCTAACTTTTCAGTGACACTTAGAGATTTATTAACGGCAACCAGCGCAACAGTTCGAGGACTGTCCTCAAATGCAGAGTGGATAACGGCAACAACTTCGTTTTTAAGGGTACTCATTAGTGCTTCAGTTTTCTTGTTAGGCATAAAATTCTTCCTCTGTATAGTATCCAATGGACGAACCGTTAACGGTAGGTCCAGAGTTAATCTCACTCAACAACAACCAAGTATGTGAACCGTTGTCCCACTTGATCTTGGCTTCATCCGTAGCACTTCCATAGGTACGATCAATAGTGACAATCTCACCTTCCCACAAGGGAATCATTGCACCGAAATAACCAATCATCTTCGTACCTAGTATCACCTTTTCGGCGTTCCACTCTTCTGTTTCAAAGAAACGGATATCTGCATCCGTGGTGAATGGGTCAGTATTCTCAGCAATTGCTGTCTCAATACGTTTCTCTAGGGTCATGTCTGTTTCCTTATTTCTCATCATATATACATTATCGCATACTTTAGAACATTTGTCAAGGATTAATTGGCACAACCTGACATTAATCCTTCTGTGGTGCAGGGGTCTTCGATATACCCCACGATTGCGACACACGCAACCATGATGGCAACTATTACAAATGTTTTCATAGAATTAAGCTCCCGTCCAACGACTTGTGTAACCACCTTCAAGGATATTACCCCTTGCAAAGTTACGAGCAGGCGCAGAATAACCAGCTGCTTTCAGAAGATCACCCTTCTTGAACTTTTTATCATTGTCAGTGTTGACAACGAAACCCCAAACACTACCGCCTTCACTGAAGACTTTGATGTACTTGTTTCCAACCTTGAACTTGATCTTATCGTTGAACCGAGCGATCATATCCTTATTGGTATCACTAAGAGTCGTTCTACCCTTGGCATCAGCACATCGTGTGGTCCAGTTAAGGTAATCTGCTTTGATGTTCTCAATCAGTGCGGTCATTTCGTTATTCATAATCATTTCCTTATTTCTCATCATATATACATAATACCAGGCTAATCAGAGTTTGTCAAGGCAAATCGACAGGAATCCAAGAAAAATTAGCATCATCTAGCCACCGTTCTTCACCAGTTTTGATTGATTTGATAGGGGGATGTATGGGTTTGTGTGACATTTTTATCACACCTGTGGGAAGCTCTAGGACTTTCCAGAGTTCACCATGCTCACGGATACGGTTCTTTCCGTGGTTCGTCTCACCTGTAAGTTTTATCATCATTATTATAGTATGACAGGTATATAGAGGTTTGTCAAGGCATTTCTTTATTTATTTTATCCAGGCAATTTACCACGGAATTTACCACTACCACCACCACCAATATTTCTTGCAGATGGTGCTTTGGTGATACCTCGTAGTTTCATCTCATTTTCAATCCATGCCTTTGCGCTTGGGTTCGTTACCCTCTTTTTCAATAGTCTCTTAACCTGTTTGAATACAGGTGTCATCACATCTTCTTCTGAATCGTTATTATCTACAACAATAAAATTTTGACGGAAATGTTGACTGAATTTACCAATATTGGATTGAACATCTTTCCATGATTTGACTGCAATCTGTTCTGGTACGGTTCTGTCACGCTTTGAGTTTCTCAATAGCGCAGTATCAAGAGAGGTATTGACAAAAATCATATGAGTATCGTAACCCAATTGTTTCAGCTGAACAGACTGTTTAACAATCTTATCATACTCTCTACCAGTACCATCAATGATTAAACCAAGGCGACCTTCAATAGCATTACCTTTACGTTCGGCCGTAATCTTTTTAGCACGATCCCGTATCGCATCTCTTGGTTCTTCTTCAGATTTAGGCATCTTCGCATCCAGACCAGCTTTCTTAAGCATGACCTCAAATGCATCATCTGAATTAATAGTGACTAAACCCGTTCCACCTGTGGTTTGCCTGACAACGTATGACTTACCGCTGCCAGGTCCACCAGCTAGAAAGATTGCTTTAAATATATTGGGATCGTTCAGTCCTTCTCGTAGGTCTAGATATGTTTTCATCTTTGTTTTCCATTAACTCTTGTTGCTTCATCAGTGCTATCATATATTTATGATCATCAGAAATTGGTTCAATTCTTCTTTCTTGTGTCTGAAAGGATTGCATCTTCTTAATTCTGGTTTTAGCTTTAGACATTTTCTCTTCCTTTTTTTTATAATATTGGTTAGAGTGTTTCTTTGGCATGATGTTTTGAGTTAATATCCCCTTTCTAGTTTGTGTTAAACGTTTCCGTTTGTGAAATTGGTCAAAAATCTATCTTTATTGTTCCGACTTTAGTATTCTTCCCGTCCTCATCATATCCTGCTTCATCACCATAAAAATTATCATCGTCATATAAGGGCTGAGCAATAAATGGTTTGGGTTCTACATGATCAGCAACTTCTAATTCTTTGTGCTTGCTATCTTTTGTAACTACGAGGTACATATAGTGTTTTTTGTTTATTCTATTAAACACATGCTTTACTGATTTCACAAGAAATTCATTTCTTACAAAATCATCAATTGGATCATCATTATCGTCCGATTTCTTTTTTATGTTAACAGATATTATATCTCCAGCACCAAACGTTGTGTTACCGTTCACCCAGAGCTCAATATTAATTCCTGTCTCTAAATTTGCAAAAAGAGATCGTCTTTTTTGTAGTGTGGTTTCTATCTTAACAGGGTCAAAAATAAATTCTGTTTGTCCCAAATTTTCGTTGTAGACTTCATACTGTGAATTTTTATAAACTTCTTCTTTGTTTTTAACTGTTGTAACTGGCGCTAGATACTGAATTGGAATGAAGTCAGAAATTCTATTTCCTTCTTCATCTAGCTTACTCTTGTTGTATAAAGGAGCATCTTTGATCTTACCAGCAGGCCCAGCATTTCTAGTTGCATATTTTTGCAGACCCTGTTCTACCAAACTTGTATCGTCAAGATAATTGTAGGTGTTGACATTAAACTTTTTCTGCACGATATCATGAGTTATTAGACGAGAAGACAATCCACCTGCTCCAAATGTGGTTGCAACGTCATTGTTATCCAAAACCTTGACCCCAAGAATTTTTGTCATTTCAACCGAAATAATATCATCGGTTTTCATTCCAGTTATTCTTGGATCGCCAGGATCACCTGGCGTAGTGTTTGCATCAGTCTGCACATATGTAAATCGACTACCTTCAGCATACAAGCTTTGCAAAGACCTAAAGTGATATCCCCTGAGATTTTCATAGAATACATATGAGCTCAATCCATGTGTTTTTGCTGTTGATTGTGTGGTGAATGATTTTATAAGATCGAATGGGTGAACATTGTTTGAGATATGCTCTTTAATATCATTGGTTTTCTCAATGTATAATCTTTTTCTGCACTTCAAATCGTTCCTCAAAATGTCCTCAACCATTTTATGATACTCGCCCTTAAATGCTCTAGACAAAAGGGTGCGTTGGTTGTGGATACTTTCTGTTGAATAGAACTCTAACGTTAAAATTTCTACACCAGCGGCCTCGGTACGCCCAACTTTGGTAACATGAAAGACGTTTTCATTAAACATTAGTTGATGTGTGGAATCTTTTAGGGTTGGTGTTAACACTACCAATTTCATATATTCTTGGCCAATGAATGGACCTTTGTTCGACAGGGCTATATCATTAAGAATTTGAACTTCACCATATAAAGAATTTTCATAGATACCTTCATACAAAGTCAATTCTAATATTGATTCTTGGACAGGTACAATATTTCCAGTAGAAGTTATTAGGGTACATTCGGGAATATCAAATTGCCCTGCTTGAGTTAATTTCATCCTGTGCCTCTAGTTTGCTTGTAAAGCTTCATAATCTTTTATAAATTGAGTAAGAAAAGCTCCCGACAAAATACTTATTTCTCTTCTCTCATCTTGCAACCTTTCTTCATGTTCAAAATTTGTCACAAGAGCAGCTGATGGATAATCAGAATTGTCACTCCCAATATTTATAGTTGCCGTAGTATTACCAGAAGATTGAAAGATTTCGTAATGATGAACACCATTGGAATCATCGTATTTTGAACCAAGAAATGCTTGAAATTGATTTACATTCATGGGCCATTGATGATATCGATCAAAGATATCATTGACTAATAGTATTACCCAATGGAGCTCAGCATCTCCATAGACATCATATGCACAGATTCAGGTGTTTCACCTGATCCAATTAGGTATTTTTCTAATAGTGTGGCATTTTCTTTAAGGGCATCTCTTACACCAACCCTTTTTAGGATATTGATTACGGTGACAGGCTTGCCATTCTCAGTATTAGTATATTGTATTCTAGGAAATTTTTCAAAGTACATGTTAGAAACCTTGCGCTGCTGCTTCTTGTGTGATAATTTCTATCTCATCAAATGTCATGGTTATTGATGTGTTCTGTGGTGGGGCCCCTTTATCGCCGGCCTGAGGTGTATAAGCAGTATATCTGTCTCCACCATATTTAACTTCAAGGTCAGCTAAATAACATGTAGAGATTCTATTTATATATTCATTTTCAAGTTGGGAACCATCCTCAGTGTTAAAGAAATATTTTATATCCATTGTGGTTGGAATTGACAAAGTTCTTCGCTCACCACCAGCACCTATTGCATCACCAGCACCTACAACTGTGCCAAGGCCTATACCAAAAGACTCTGTATATTTAGGAAGCATTGCTAATTTAAAGGCTTGAACAATTTTATCCACCTGTTGCGCTTCTTTGAATGACTTGGGTATAAAAGCAAACTCAAACGTAAATTGCCTTCTGCCCACACCTTGAAATATCATTTCCATTTTCTTAGTCACTATTTTTCCTGCCGACATCGATAACGCATCAGCAAGGCCAGGTGCAGCAGCTTCTGCCGCACCACCAATTGCTGCACTGGTTGCTTTCTTGGCAACATTTGCTCCAACGTTTATTGCACCCATAGCTGCACCACCTGCTGCACCCCATCCACTGGAAGCGTTGAACTCACCAATACTGTTAACAATACCCTCTGCTGTCGCACCTATTTCTTTATCTTCGTAGTTTGCTTTATATTTTACACTAACTGATGGAGGCATATACAATGCAATTTGTGTAGCGACAGATTTTGATGCTCCCTTCAATGCAAAACTACGTTTTGCAAATCCCGAGCTATTTGTAACTTTGGTTAATTTACCGTTACTTATTTGGTGAATTTGAAATATAACATAGTGTCCCTGTTCAACGTCAGCAGTATCCACTGGATATGCAAGCATTTCAGGCGAAGCAAGACGTTTTCGTTTAGAACCGTTGTTCTTTGCGGACTGTTTGGCAACGCCTGAGGTTACTTTAGCAGTATCTTGTATAGGTGTTGATTGTAATCCATTTACATTTAAAGGACTTCTTTGGGGTGGTGGCATCTTTTCTCTCTCCATAAATAGTGTCACTACAAGGTATTTATACGTCATGTCATATAAAGGTAGATATACTCCAAAGAATCCTTCAAAATATAAAGGGAATCTTGACAACATAACTTACCGTTCTTTATGGGAACGAAAATTTATGACGTTTTGTGATGACAGAGCTGCTATAATCGAATGGGGAAGTGAAGAGATCATTATCCCCTATATATCACCAATAGACGGCAGAATTCATCGTTACTTCCCAGATTTCTACATTAAGGTTAAACAGGCTGATGGGAAAATTAAAAAGATGATTATAGAAGTCAAACCAAAAAAACAATGTAGTCCACCAAATCCAAAACCCTCAAGAAAAACTAGACGTTGGTTCTCTGAGGTCAAAACATGGGGAGTCAATGAAGCAAAGTGGAAATATGCAAACTCTTGGTGTTTGGATAATGGAATGGAATTTAAGATATTGACAGAAGATGATTTGGGTATTCGTTATAAATAAGGGTATGGCTGATAGCGATTACATACAAAGCGTCATAGACGCTGCAGGAAATAAACCATACTCGACTGAGTGGTATCGGGAAAAGATCAGGGAATTTGGTCAGCCCGGCAGACTAGACCTTATTAGAGATGGTAAGAGGGGAGGTTCGCCGTTTGGTGGATCACTGAATATGTTTGTTTATGGCCCAAAACACAAAAAGAAATTACCATATTACGATGCTTTTCCTTTGGTACTTCCAATAGAAAATTATAAGGATGGATTCTTGGGTATAAACTTTCATTATCTACCAATACCTCTAAGAATGAGATTGTTGGATAAGATGCTCGATAAAGACCTACAGACAAGTTATCAAGCAGTAAAGGGAATTAATTTGGTAAAACCTACTTTACATAGATATCTAGCTGGATATACAAAATCACAATTTCGTAAAATTGAAGATGATGAATTGGTTATAGCAACATTGCTTCCTGTCCACAACTTTAAAAAGTCCTCTGCTAAAGCAGTTTGGTCAGATTCAAGGAAGATGGTCTAATGGTAGATACTACACAGGCACAAGCAAATTTAGACAGTGCTTTTGCTTCGCCAACAATCCGCCCCGTAACAATTCCTGTGCCAGGCGTATCAGGATTTGGTGGGGCCGCTTCAACGAGTGGTCTTTCAGTAATTGATCAGTTGCGCTCAGAGTTAGGAAGAAATGGTACGCCTCAGTTAAACAGGTTTCAAGCAAACATTAATCCACCCGCAATGTTGGGGGAAGGCGCTCAAACATTACGCCAAATGATGATCCGAACACATTCGATTTTATTGCCCGGCAACACTTTAGACACAGCAACGGACAGTAATATATATGGCCCGGATAGAGCCATTGTATCTGGTATATCGTTTGCTGATTCAGTCCAAGTTAAATTTTACATGGATGAAAAGTTTGATATAAGAAAGTATTTTCAACAGTGGCAAAAATTGATGTACAACGAAGGAACATGGAATCTGAAATATTATTCAGAGTATATTGGAACTTTAGATATTTTTGTATTAAACAGAGATTTTAAACCAACAGCAGGATATAGAATATGGGAAGCATATCCTTCAACCATCGGAGGAATAGAATTTTCAATGGAGAGCAGTGATATTATCAAAGATTTTTCTGTTGATTTTAATTTTAGATATTGGAGCGATATATCTGAACATGGGACGGAACAACCAACTAATAAGCAAAGAAGACTTGCAGCCTCTATAGCTGATAATGAACCAGAATAACTGATTTGAAATAGGAGATAA